GATGTTATCAAAAGTCTTTCTATAACTGGATCTAATATCTATGCATATACAAGACTTGATGGTAGTGTATACAAGATGTACCAACCGTTTAATGCTGATCATAAGTTTCTAAAAACAAAGAATTACATTCAAGGTACAGACCAGTTAAAGTTCGAACAACCTAATCTTATTATCTGCAGTTCGCTGAAAGATATTATGTCACTTAGTAAGTTTGGATTTAATGCTGAGTTTGTTGCACCAGATAGTGAGAACACTGTTATCTCTCCGGGTGCTATTGCAATGTATAGAGCTAAGTATGAAAAGATCGTGATTCTATTTGATAATGATACTGCCGGTAAGAAAGCTGCTGCTAAATATGAAGCACAGTATGGTATACCATATGTTACATTACCACTAAGTAAGGATCTATCAGATTCTGTAAGAGATCATGGTCTAGAGAAAACAAGAGAGCTATTATATCCTTTACTAAAAGAAGCAATAAACAAATGAGTTGGATCTACAAGAATCAGGTATTTACACCTGAAATGATTCCTGAAGGTGCTGTCGGTTTTGTATATGAAATGACAGCTATCATAGATGGAAAGTCTTGTGCGTATATTGGTAAGAAGAACTTTCATAGTGTTACTAAGAAGAAACTTACCAAGAAAAACACGCCAACAGACAAACGTAAAAAGAATTATGAGCGTGTTGCTAAGCTCGCGTATGAAAATTACTTTAGTAGTAATGCTACGCTAAAAGAAGCACATAAGGATAAGATTCCTATCAAGAGGAATATCCTAGAGATATGTTACTCTAAGACAGAGTTAACTTATATGGAAACAAAGTATCAATTTGTCAAGGGTGTACTAGAATCAGATCTATATCTGAATGGTAATATCCTAGGACGTTTTTATAAACTTAAAAAATAAAATTATGAGTGCATTTCATGATGAATTAGAGGAAGCAGCATTTGTATCCTCCCTTAAGAACATGGGTATAACCGAACTTGTTGGTGAGTATGATGGTAGTGGAGATAGTGGTTCAATAGAAACTATATACTGTGAAGATGAAGATGGTAATATTATAAGTATAGAAAGTGAGGTTGAATCTAGAGTAGAGGAGATGCTTTATGAAGTTCTTAGTACTAACTATGACTATGATTGGTATAACAATGATGGTGGTTATGGTACAGTAAGAATAAATATTGAAGATAAGACCTGGAAAGTAGATGGTGCTATAAGAAGTATAGAAGATGCTAATGCATCAGGTGACTATGGCACATCCAAATGAACACGCTAAATCATCCGCTAGAAGGTGGGGTGGTGAACTAACAGATTACACACATATACATAGCTGGTTTGATGAGACTAAATCATGGGTAGGTCATAGTGACCACCGTATGTTCCGTCATCACAGTGAAGGTATATTTGAAGCTGAAAAGATCTTTGGAGTAAGCTTTGTAAACTCAGCAGGTAAAACTGTATACACTAGATATGTAGGTGAACAACATGTAAAAGAAGATTGCAATGGTTATATACCAAGTGCAAAAGAATGGGTCAAAGCAGTTAGTGGTAATGAACACCCTCTGTGGAGAATTAAAACATTAAAAATAGAAGACTGATGACAAAGAACATTCAAGAAAGTATTATCTTATCAGATAGTACTTATGAAAGAGTATTAGGAATGCTAACAAGTCCTGACAAAGAAAGTGTATATATCGGTGTAAGTATTATAGAAGCAGTAGATTTGGAAGAGAACCTTCCATATATCTTGTTGCTTGCAAAAGATTGTAGTAAAAGTAACTGTAATCATGATCCTTTTAAGAATGATGTAATAGCTCCTGATGATCAGGATGTTATAAGACCTAATTCTTTCAGTCCATCTATCATGAACTATGTAAATGACTGTGCTAATGATAAAGGACATCTTAATTTCAACAGTATGTATAATGTTATTAAGAAGAACACTAAGACTAGTCCTGCAGCAATGCAGTTCTTTCTAGATAAGTTTTCTGTGTCGTTACAAGAACATTTATTAACCTGGGGTTTTGATTTCGTAGAAGAGATGAACCTCAAACTAAGTCCAAAGCATGTTAAATAATCATGACAGTCTAGCTAGAACTAGTAAAGAACTTATGTTGAAGGAACCATTCTATGGTCTCCTTCTACTAAGTTTGAATAAGCAATGGGACAAACGTGTTCCCACTGCTGGTGTAAGTAAGAATGGTGTTAACTTCCAACTTACTATTAACGAAGACTTCTGGAACTCTCTCAGTGATAATCACAAGAGAGGTCTATTGAAGCATGAGTTATTGCATATAGGTTTCTTCCACATACAGTGTCAAGATGAATTTCAAAATAAGAAAGTAGCAAACATTGCTATGGACATTGAGATTAATCAGTACATAGATGCGGAAGATTTACCTGAAGGTGGTTGTACTCTAGAGTCTTTTGCTGAATATAATCTACCACCTAAAGCAGGTTGTAGAGAGTATTACAAACTCTTGATGCAAGCTAAAGAACAAGAAGAACAATCTGGTTCTGGTGGAAAGATCTCTGAGATGGCAGGTATGAATGACGGTGAACAACACGGTAGTGGTGATATAGTTCCTGATCATGGTACTTGGAAAGACTTTGAAGATCTATCTGAAGCAGAGAAAAAATTACTTGAGTCTCAGACCGCACATATCTTAAAAGAAATTGCAGATTCTGTAGAAAAATCTAGGGGTACTATTCCCGGAGAGTTTAAAGGTATCTTAGAAAGACTACGTCATGTAGAACCACCGAAGTTTGACTGGCGTAGTTATGTCAGAAGATTTGCAGGTGGTGCTAAAGAAGTATTCACTAAGAAACTAAGACGTAAAGACAACAAGAGATTTGAAGAGAATCCCGGTCTTAAGATTAAAAACAAGAGACACTTGTTGGTTGCTATCGATACCAGTGGTTCTGTAAGTGATAAAGAAGTTAAGGAGTTCCTTAACGAGATACATCACATACATAAAACTGGTAGTGAGGTAACTATCTTACAATGTGATACTACTATTCGCAGTATTGAGAAGTACAAACCTAATGAAGATATAACTCTTCATGGTAGAGGTGGTACTGATTTCGATCCTGTACTAGAGTATTACAATGAAAATCAAAGAAAGTATACGTGCTTATTCTATCTCACAGATGGTGAGTGTAGCACTGATGTAAAACCAAAAGGTAAAATGTTGTGGGTAATCTCTACCCGTGGTGAAATTAACAACGGTCTTCCAGGACCACAAATTAAGTTGAATTAAAAAATTAAGAAAATGGCAAAGCAAGTTCAGTTAAACACAGATGAGTTGAATCAATTCATTACTCACGTTGTAAATAATAACAAGTATCTACAGGAGAACGGAAAGGTTCCTGTTGCTGTAAACATCGAAGGTGAAGCAGGTATTGGTAAGACTACTACAATCTTACAGTATGCTAAAGAAAACAACCTTCACTTTGTAAAGTTATCTTTGAGTCAGCTCGAGGAGTTAGGTGACTTAGTAGGTTTTCCTATTAAGGAATTTGAAGTTTCTAAGACTACCGAAGATGGTAAGCGTGTAACTAAATGGATTCCTGAGAACATCATGCCATTGTATATTCAGCAGAAGTATGTTCCCACTGGTGAGAAGCGTATGACGCATGCACAACCAGAGTGGATTCAAGGTAAAGGTGAGAATGGTTTGTTGATTCTCGACGACTATACTCGTGCTGATGCTAGATTCATGCAAGCTACTATGGAGATCATTGACCGTCAGGAATATGTATCATGGAAGCTACCAAAAGGATGGACTGTAATCTTGACTAGTAATCCTGACAACGGTGACTATCAAGTTACATCTCTTGACGAAGCACAAAAGACTCGTTTCATCACAAGTTACTTGAAGTTTGATATGGACTGTTGGGCGCGATGGGCGGAACAAAATGACATCGATACTCGTTGTATTAACTTCATGTTGTTGCATCCTGAGTTGACAGAGAAGCGTGCTAACGCTCGTAGCTTTACTACATTCTTTAACTCTATCTCTAGTCTAGAAAGCTTTGAAAATAGTCTTCCTATTATTCAAATGATCGGTGAAGGTTCTGTAGGTGGTGAGTTTGCTACTATGTTTACTATGTTCATTAACAACAAGTTAGATAAGTTGGTAACTCCTAAAGATGTATTGACTAACAACAGTTGGGAGTATATCAAAGGACAACTTAAGTCTTGTATTGGTGAAGGTAACAACTACCGTGCAGATATCGCTAGCTTGATGACTACTCGTCTTATCAACTATGCTGTGCACTATAGTAATAACAACACAGTAACTCAACCATTAATTGA